TGTATTCAACTGGATCTGGAAGCGCCGTGGAGTCAAGGTTCCAACCGTTGCGATATGTAACAAGTCGCCGTGGAATATCGTGTGCCAAATAGTCGTTGACGTACTTGCGTGCTGCGTGCGCACCGTTCATTAGATCAATCATTTGGAATCTTGCCTTCTGAAACGTATTGCGCTAGTTTGTCCCCGAATTCACGTGGGAAGTCTCGTGGCACGAAGACAATTGGCCGAGCTGGCATGTTCTTTGTTCCATATTGATGCCAGTGGACATATGGAGAGTCAACCGCAAATGTTGCCTCCATTTTGTCAACATCAGATGATGGGTTATTGGTAAGGTTATTTACTGACGCAAAAAGACGTCCTGTCCTGACCATTGGCGGTGCGAGTGGGAATTCTTTTGCTTTCCGCACCGCATATCTCGGCTCAAGCGGCGGCCACATTCCCTTCATCATTGATGCTGCTGATTGTGCACCAAGTGTCGTGAAGTTCAGGCTGTAGGACCTCTGGAGATGCCTCCCTGCCCAGCGAAGCACATGGGATACGTCCCTGCCTCTGTCCTGTATGTCGTCAATTCTGTCCTTCAGGCCGCGCGTATCGGCCGTCATGTTTATGTCAATCGCGTACTGATAGGAGTGCCCGCGAGCCATGACTAGATCTGCCTTCTCCTATAACGCCGCAGCATCATCAATTCCGCATCAAGGAATCCAGTAATCAGAGGACCAACGTTTCTCGTATTTAGGTCCTTTATGCCAACTACGTCATCATGCATGTTCTGCATTTCACGCGCAGCGGCTCTAATAATCGAAAGACGAATGAAGGGTATGCTGGCTCCGTCAAGGCCGGCTGTATAGGTAACTGTCACTAGGTCATCTGCGTAACCATAGAAGTAGTCAATACCAAACTTGCGTACGATGTAGTCCTGCTCTTCGACGAGCACCCGCTCCTCGCCGAAAACGGGCTTAACCTTTACTTCATCCACACTTACGATTGGAGTCTGCCTCAGATAGATCGTTGGAGGCGGGGAGGCCCATGTTGTGTAATCAACCGCATTGGTCTCATAGAACGCATCGCTATAAGTATTGTTTTTGACGCTCAAGAATGAGTTGAGTGGCATTCCGGTGTGAGACGAGTCAAGCCGGTGCTCCTCCACGATTTCGTCAACCTCAAGACGACGATTCAGGTATGCCTCAAGTTCCCCCTGAAGACCGGCAATGATGAGTTCGGCTGCGTCCTCCTGCTTTGGCGTAAGACGGATATCCATATATGTCTTGACGTCGTTGACGCTTACGATCATCTCAGGTTCCTCACTAATAGGATTTTTTAGAAATCAAAGAAATATTACATCATGGGTGGTCAAAACCAATGTGGTAGGGTGCGAATCATGAGCGACGAAAAGATTGAAATCCTCCGTATTACTGAATTGCGACAGAAGGAACTGCTCCTTGATGCAGTTGACAAGATGACGCAGGTTCTCTACTTCTGGTTCCAGCAGGCAGTAGATATCGGCGATGACGAGCAGGTCGCCGCATTCATCAGCAGGATGTGGGATGTATCAATGCTCTGCGTGTCGGCAATGGGCCTGAAGCCAATTGCCGTATCTCCCGATACTGGAGAGATTTTTGCTCAAATCAATCCGGTAGCAAGCGTCAAGGAACTCATCTCTGAGAAAATAGAAAACGATGGCGATGAGTCATTCTTTGAGGATGACTTTAACGACAAGATTTCACCCTACCAGCCAGAAGTTGACATTGACGAGAACCCTGATGGTTCAGTCAAGTCAATTGATCTTGGCGCTTGGGAGAGTATCTTTACCGTTGTAACGCAATAGCGTTATTGGTATTTATTAGCCAGCACGTTTTGGCGTCTTTGGCTTCGTTGCTCCCTTGACCTTTTTTACACGGGCAGCCTGTTTTACCGGCTGGCGTAGGGATTCTGCCGCAGCAGATACGCGATCCGCACCACGAGTTGTCCCCAGTGCACGCTGCGACATACGCGCTCCTGCTTCAGTGCGTCCTGGCTCGGGACCGGCAACACGACCCCTACGGCCGCCTCTTTCTGCGCGATGGAAGTCAAGCGCGTCAATTGATGCCTCTGGTTTCCTGGGATTCATTCGTACCTTATTGCCCTGACGGTCTGTAATTTGTTTTCTACCGGTAATTCTTCTCTGCTGTTCAAGTAATCCCTGTAGCCTCGGTGTCACTTCGCCACGGTTTCTGAATTTCGGTCCTGTCCCAGTGTCCCTATATCCACGACCTGGCAAACCTGAATTACGGCGTTCAAATTCTCCGTCTAGGCTGCGCTCCATAAATTGCCCCTTCTTCTTCCCTTTTGCATGGCGCTTTGGCTTGGTTCGTGGTTTACGAATACTGTATCTCCGTATACCATTGTCATCAACTCTAGTATCGGTCAAACTTATTGATTCAGCGGCATACTCTGATAGTTGGCCGGCAATACCGAATTTGCGGTCGTTCATCTGCTTGTCGGTTAGGCCAAATACTTTCTTACCAAATTCACGAGCCAGTTCAGCTCGTTCCGCCATTTCGGACAAATTGGCCATATCTTCCATTGTGACAGATTGCTGAGCCACATACCAAGCGCGATAGTCTTGATATTCAACAAGATCCTTGATCATTGCGGCGGCGTCATCAGTGATATCAGGGCCGTATCTAACTTCCATGGGCGCTCCTTGTCTCGGACAAGATTACCAGAGCGTTTTATTATTATCTATCAGGATTTGGCGGTTTCTCAAAAGTCATTGGGTTGGTGTCACGCTTACCGGATGGGGCTTCAATTGGCACCCAGGCCCTTGCGTAGTTGTGTTGCTTGATATTCCGTGTCTTAAGAAGGCTTCCATCAAGCATCAACGTCAATTCATCATTGCCCATTGACAAGAGCGAGCGCATCTCGTCAATTGAATAGGAACCAGACCGCCTCACGGTCTTGATTATCTCGGAAACCTTCATGGCGATCAGGTTGGATTTTCCACGGTTGAGGCGGATATGCATCATCATGGCCTCCATCAGGCTCACGTTGTGAAAGACAACGGGAATCATCCCTTCCGTGCTGTCAAGGATTTCTGGCAACGCACTAGCGAGGAGGAAGCGTTCGGATCCATCAATTATCTCCAGTGTTTCCGCCCTGACGTGTATTGGCTGGATGAACCCATATTCAAAGAGCATCCCGGAAATGATGAGTAGATCTGGGCGCAAGATGTGCGTCGCCCTCCATGAGGGAACCTTGAGCGTCCGTGGATCAACGTATTCAATGCGGATTTTCTGCGATTCCTCAGGCATCAAGTCCTCCATCTTCCTCGGCTGCCCTCACTGTATGTGCCTTCGTCTTTGGACCAATTGGAGTAGGTGCCGCAATGTCAAAGGCATTGAGCAGCAGCGTACGAATTAACCAGTTGACTGGGTATGAGCGCGGATCACTAAGGTGCTTTTTCCTGAACTGCGAAACAAATACCTTGGCCTCAGATTGACGCCGCTCCCCGACTAGATAGTCGGATATGAAGTCGGAGGCTCCTTGGAAACCTCGTGATGCATATTTGCTGATGAGTTTTTCAACATCAAACTCAGGCCACAGTCTCCGCTGGGACTCAATATCCGGAAAACATTCCCATAGGCGGTCATAGAACTCCGGCTCGGTTGCCACAACGTCGCCAATTCTCCGGATGGCGATTGAGTGGAGCGGAATCCCGACACGGGTATTGGAACCCGTGAGTGTCGCGTAGTCGTAGTACTCGCAATACTCCGCTCCATGCTCCTCAATGATGAACTTGAATACATCGTCCGTATTCCAGTCGTAGATCACCTTTGCAAACTTTAGGGGAATGGCCTTCTTTAGTTTGTACGGCGTAGTGATGTAGTTCTCGTGGAGTTTTTGGACGACCGAACGGTATCTGACCATTGACTCGCTGGCCCGTACGCCAGTAAGAAACGCGACATTGCCTCGCTTCCCCTGCATTGTGTAGTAATCGGTCTGCTCCGGCAGTGATACCGAGTGGGTCAGGCCGAAATGAGT